GTTTCATTTATTATAACTGTTTCGTAAGCCGCACACAACGTTTGTAATATTTGTTTTCTGTTAGGCAACGAAATTAAATCGTGAATACATATTGTACACATTTTAAATGATGGATTAACAATACCCCAATACCAACTGTTACGTTTGCTGAAACTTGAAATGAAATTAGGATCATCCATAGGCACTCCGTAATTGATTGTGTACACAGGTCTAGCAAATAAGTTATTCTCATTTGCTTCTTCTATAGGACCGCGAGTGTTATACGGCTCATTCAATATGTTATCTTCTTCACTATTATTGTGAGAATCTCTATTGATTGTGCCAACTAAATCAAATGTATTATCTCCGAACGAAGTAATGGATATTTTCATACACATATTTATTGACACTGATACTATAATAGTGTATAATATGATTATAAATTAAAAGGTAGGTAGTATGGCGATTCACGCAATGGTAGACATAGAAACATTAGGCACAAAAGAAGATGCTGTTATACTGACTGTGGGTGGAGTTAAGTTTGATCCTTACACTGACAAAGAACCTTATGATAGATTTCTTATGGCTATTGACATTGACGAGCAAACTGCTAACGGCAGAGTTGTCGATGAAGGCACATTAGAATGGTGGGGAACACAACCTGCAGAGATTCAAGAAGAAGCATTTTGTGAAGAAGGCAGAGTAAGTGTAGAAGAATTTTGTACAACATTTACTAAGTGGTTAGTTGGATGCGACAAGAAGTGGGCACAAGGTCCTAGATTCGATTATGGTATACTTGAACACTTTTATGCACAGTTTGGTTACCACAAGAATTGGTTTTATTGGCAAGAGCAAGATGCTAGAACATTGTTTGGCTTAGTACCAGGCGATCCTAGAAAAAACTTAGATGGCGTACAAGAAGGACATCACTCAGCAGTTGAAGATGCAGTTGTTCAAGCCAAGGCTGTACAGAAATGTTTCAAACATTTTAATATTAATGAATGGTAAACTATAAATATATTTGGAGATAACTTATGAATTTTGTACCTTATGTAGTAGAGAAAGTAGCAGGCGGAGAACGTAGTTACGATATCTACAGCAGACTTTTAAAAGAAAGAATTGTATTTTTAAATGGTGAAGTAAATGATCCAGTATCAAATAGTATTTGTGCTCAGTTACTTTTCTTAGAAGCAGAAGATCCAACAGCAGACATTAGTTTTTATATTAATAGTCCAGGCGGAACTGTAACAAGTGGTATGGCAATGTACGACACAATGCAATACATTAAGCCTGACGTGTCAACTATTGTAATGGGACAAGCGGCTAGTATGGGTAGTTTGTTAGCACAATCAGGTGCGGCTGGTAAAAGGTTTTTACTGCCAAGAAGTAGAACAATGATACATCAACCATTAGGTGGTGCAAGTGGACAAGCAAGTGATATACAAATTCGTGCAAATGAAATTATGCGTATGAAAACTGAACTCACTGATATCTATGTACATCACAATAGCAAAGGCAAAACTTATGAAGAGTTTGAAAGTGCTATGGATAGAGATAACTTTATGAATGCCCAGGAGGCACTAGACTTTGGACTTGCAGATGAGATAATCGATAAACGTCCAGATGAAGATTCCTAATTTATTATCGACCAGTCAATGTGAAAACTTATTAGAAAAATTTAAAAAGTTTCCTAATCAAGTTTATCACACAACCGATCCAACATTTAGATTTAAGCCTAGTGCTATAGGACATTTTCTAGTTTGTGAAATGAGTTTGAATGAATGTGTTGGCTTGTGGGGAGAAGTACAAAAGAATATGCCTTGGGCCTCAGAACTTGTTACTGCCCGTATACTGTTTTATAAAAAAGGTTGTGGTATAAACCCACACATAGATTCTAGTTATGGAGAACAAGACTCCAATCACAGTATAATTGTACAACTGAATGACCCTGAGCAATACAAAGGCGGAACACCATATTTAGAGGAAGATCCAATACTGCTAGAACAAGGAGATGCAGTAGTCTATAACTACAACAGAAAGCATAGTGTGAGTACTGTGGAGCAAGGGCATAGGTTTGTTCTGAATCTAAGAGTCAGGCGTACTTAATCTATTAAATACTAGTATGCAAGTTATAACATTAACTTTCGAACAAATTAAAGAAATTTGGGAAAAGGAGTTATGGCCTAACAGAGAAAGTGCAATAGAAACTCATAGTGCAATGACCTGGCCCTTAACTAACACAGTCCCATACGATATGGAAATATTCGAGTATATTCCTGCCTTTTATGCTATAGAAATAGATAATAAAATTGTAGGAGTAAACAGCGGACATAGAACAGAAGATAAAGGTTATAGAAGTAGAGGTTTATGGGTACACCCAGATTTTAGAAGAAAAGGTGTAGGTAATTTACTCTTAAAAATATTATGCGAAGAAGCATTTAATAGAGACTGCGAATGGATCTGGAGCATTCCTAGAAAGAGTGCATTAAGTACATACAAGAAGTCAGGCTTTACCACAGTTGGTGATTTCTTTGACGAAGGTATGGAATATGGTCCCAACATTTATGTTTATAAGGATTTAGATTGAACGATATTTTAAAAGGTGGGTATGCAATAGATGACCAATTAACAAAGTCATTTATTAATACACTACTATACAACACAAACATAGATGATTTTTCGTCACACGATGGTATGACTGAATTACATAAAACATTTCCTAAACTAATGCGTGAATGGATTGCAAGTTCAGAACTAAACAAAGTAGAAGGACTGGCACACTTTAAACATTCAACTGTAACAAATGGCACCAGCGAAGCATTTATAATGTTCTTTATGAGGTATATGAATTTTGTAGAAAGGTTTGTATTTTTCAAAGGCGACTTTATTATGCACAAGGTAGCAAGTAATGTTTCAGGACTTAATTGGGACTGGATCGAATCTGCAGATGACATAGATAAAGGTGATGCACTGATAGTCAGTTGTCCGTTTAGTGACTTTGGACAAGAACACCCTGAGATGTTACAGGCATTAGATGTTTGTGATATGTTAGACATACCAGTATTGATTGATATGGCATACTTTGGTATGTGTGATAATTTGCAAATAGATTTAAATAGAAAGTGTATTAAAGATGTCACATTCAGTTTAGGGAAAACATTTCCTATTATTAACTTTAGGGCAGGTGTTAGATTTACAAAAGACGAAATAGATGATCCTGTGGTGTTTGCTAACCAACACGGCATTGTAAACACATTTGGTGCTTATGTGGGGTCAAAACTGGTTGAACACTTTACTCCAGATTACATTTCGAGTAAATACAGAAGTATAGCAAATAAAGTCTGTGATAGACTAAAAGTTGCACCAACCAAGTGTGTAATTTTTGGATCATCAGACTTACTCGAGCATAAAGAATTAAATAGAGGAAATACTTTTACAAGGGTTTGTTTAAGTACATTAATTAGAGAGGAATATGATAAGTCCAACGGAACCTAAGGTTTTTAAACAGGAAGATGCAGTTATGATTACGCAACCTGCTGTTGAACATTTCTTACAGATACTAGATGACGACACAAACACCGTTAGGCTTATGTTAGTCGAGGATGGATGCTCAGGATACAAATACGAATTTATCAAAGAGCAATTTGTTGCTCCTAGCAATGGTGACCTAATTATAAAACTAGCAGACAGCAGATATTTAATTGTAGACGGAGACTTTAAGTCAATGATGTTAGGTACACACATAAAACTTGAAGACAATGGATTGAACAAAGAAATTATTTTAGAAAATCCAAATGTTGTAGGGCAATGTGGATGTGGGGAGAGTGTGTTGTTCAATGAAACCTAAATACGAAATCAATTTTTGTTTTGTAAAATATCAATACAATGTTCACCACTCTGTTTCAACTCAATTTGAAACTATGGGTTTTACCAAACTGAGTTCGCACAATGAACAAGAACATAAAAACTGGTACGGGTGTAACAGAAGTTTATTTTTAGCAACTGGCTTGCCTGGAGTAGAAAGCGAAGTAAACGGCATTGGATTCTTAAGTGAAGATCCAGACCAAGAAGAAAAAATTATAGATTTAAACGGACTTGAATTAACAATACTTGGAGAACGTAAATTAGAAAAGGTTGTATCAGATAATTACTCACAGCCTATAACATTAAACTTACAAAAGTCTAGTATCATAAACACTTATGGTATAATTTACGAATGTAAAAATTATCCAGAAACGTTGGACTACTACAAAACCAATTGGAAGTTTGAAGAAACAAGAAGCACAGAAACTACTGCAATTTTAAGAAGTCCTAACAAAAGAAGTTTTATAAAATTTGTTAAGAGCGATAAGAATTCAATAAGTACTACTTACTTAGGAGTTGAAAATATTAGAGACTTGATTAGTTCATATGTGTTTAGGGATATAGATTTTGTTGACCCAGGTGTAAACTTTAATTTTAATTATGAACTAGATGAGAATATGACTGAAAGTGTAATTAACAATTATAAAATAGCACTCGCTGGTTCAAGAAAGAATTATGTTTTAGAAACAGCAATAGACAAAGCATTACCTGGAGTAAACTTTGTGTTTAGTGAACGAAGACAATACAATGACATATCAGATTTAAATTATGATAAATTCAATTCCAAGTTTTCTTAAAGACGAATATTGTGTTGAAGATGTAGACACAATAGATAAAAGAAAAGAAATATTTGATAATATATGGGATAGTGGAAACAAGGTAATTATAGACGAGGAAAAGTATGAAGATTTTAGAAAGTATCTATACAAAAATAACTATGTTCCACTTAAAGACTATGTCAATAGAAATAGAGAATATGCTTTTGTTAACGATAATGTTTATTCTTTTGTTAAATTAAAATATGGAAAGTAATGTACGATTTTAGTAAATATACCGATGACCAACTATTAGAAAAGAGACAATCCCTTACTAAAAATCTAATGGGTCTACCACCAGGTTCCGGAATGTCAAATTCAATACAGAGTATGATTGAGATGATGGACTTGGAATGGAGTGAAAGAATGGTCAAATACAGAATGGGTAAAGCAGAAGATGAAGTTTTAAATATTGGCGATATATTTGATCCTAAAGATGAATTAAACAAAAAGAAAAATAAAAAGGAGAAAAAATGATACCAATGCACAGTTCTTGCACAATAGACAAACACTTTTCTGTTGTGAAATATATGCCAGTTGACAACGATGCATACGAATTGATTACAAGTAATTATAAACTAAGTGTTAATCTAGCAACAATAGAAGATGGCATTGAGTTGGAAAATGCTTATTTTACACATAATACAAACTTTCACAAAGTAGTATTTTTTATAGAAAACATATTACACGACTCATTTATGGTTAATGTGGACCATATGGTTAAATCTCAAAAAGTTTGGATTGATTTAATTAATCCAGTTATACTAGTACCTGACTTTATAGACAGTCAGTTTGCTGAGATATTACACGCAAAACTCAATACTATTACACCAGGAAGTGTAATAGACCACATAACTTTACTTGACATTTCACAAGATGTGCAGTATAATTATGTTGAAAGTGAATATAGATTGCCTGAACAGAATCTCTTATTAGGTGATTTAAGTATAAATGATGAGTGGTGGTGGTTTAGAGATGACATATCAACATTCGATGGTATTGCGGCAGATGAGGATGATAGGGAGTTGGCAAGAGGACACGGCATAAGCGAACAAGCAACTAAGCCTTGGAGAGAGATAGAAACAGCAATGGCAGAAACATTTTTACCACAAACAGAAAAACCAGAACAAGCAGAAATAGTAAACATTAAGGACATAAAGAAAAGTTGGAAACCAAAGATAGTTTAAGCAGACCACTACTAACAGAAGTAGATGGCATTAATATGCTATTACACAATGTTGAGTTGAAAGACAATGAGTTTGTCGAAACCGATGATGTTAAGATGTATAACTTGCATTGTGAAGAATTAGACTTGTTTGAACTTCCATTACTAGGCAAAGAAATAGACAAAGATTTATTTGACACACAAAGACAACGTGAATGGTACATACCTAAACACTATAAAGAATTAGACATAGTTGAATACATTGCAAAACTATGTCCAAATGACAAAACAAAGCAAGAAAGAGTTGCAAAAGAACTATACGAATATCAAGCCAGGAATCTACTAGATATGTTAAGATGTTTGGTATATATTATTGACACTATGAGAAAACACAACATCGTTTGGGGTGTTGGCAGAGGAAGTAGTGTAGCAAGTTATGTGCTCTATTTATTGGGGGTCCATAAGGTCGATAGTGTTAAATACAATATAGACTTAAAGGAATTTTTTAAATGACAGTTAGAAGAACAAGTAAAGGCAAAGTAATAGACATCGATGCAATGATTAAATCTCAAGAAGATAACATTGCTGTTGGTAATATGAATGTAAACGCCAGAGGAGATAAACTAGGCCCAGGTGGTCAAGTAATTCAAACTGCTGAAGAAAGAGTGAGGGAAGAATATGAAAATAATCCTCCTGCACAAACAATGGACAATGTAAGTCTAAAAGGAAATCAACCTACAAAAGTTGACTTCGATCCAGGTACAAGCAATTTGGACCCTACACCGAAGACAGCCAAAACTGCTGAAGCCGAACAAAGAGCAGTTGAAAGAAAACAAAAAGAACAAAAGAAAGAGGAAGTATCAATCAAGCCTGACACAGTAGAGACTCCTGCACCACAGTATGCAGACAGAGAAGCGACTACAACAATAGATACTACTCCAAAGAAAAAAGAACCTAAATTTAAAGAAGTGGAGTTACCTAATGGTGACTTCGAAATGATACCAATAGACGAATGGGAAGATGACGAAACTTCAAGCAATTAATAATAAAATACTAGCAGTAAAAGGAAAGTTCCACATTGAGAAAACAGCAAGTGGCATATACCTACCTGACATAAGCGATAAGCCAACAGGACTTACACCAAGATGGTTTCAGGTTTATAGTGTTGGAGATGATATTGATTGGTTAGAGCCAGGGCAATGGATTTATGTTGCGTATGGTAGATGGAGTGAAGGCTTCAAAGTCGATGGCATCGATGAAACAATATGGCTTATCGATGACAAAGAATGTTGGTTAGTAAGTGATGTTGAACCTACCGGTGACTCATTGTTTAACGAAGACACTAGTAAAGTTAATCCAGGTTCTTTAACAAGAGACCCAAATGCAATTTGGGACGATGGCGAATAGAGTAGACAAACAAGCACTTAAAGAATCAATAGGCGACACAGCATTAGCATTCGCAATGAATGTACCGATAGGGTTTGGTGTAATAGCCTTTGCTAACTGGATAGGTATAGTACAAGTTGATTCAAATGAAAACATTCAACTAGTTATACTGCAAACATTTGTTTTCACAGTAATAGCAATTACTAGAAAATATTTTGTTAGAGTTTATTTTAAAAGTAAAGAAAACAGGAGTGCAAGTGCCGTACATTGAAAAAACAGGTAACAAAGCAATAAGAGAACAACTATGGCAATGGGAAGGTGTAATGCACGACCCAAACATAGATGGCTTTAATGGTTGGGGTTGTAAGAAAAAGATTTATGAAGTGTACTATCAAGCCAAAGAGGCATTAGAAAAAGCACCCGAGTATGCAGGTGAAAAAGAATGGCTCAAAGAAGAAAAAAGCAAAAAGTTTTACAAAGCACTAAAAAGAGGTTGATATGAGTTTGCAGGATTTAGACCCACGATGGGATAATCAGACTTTAAACTATGACTTAGAAAAACACAATTGGCCCGAGTTTTGGTTGGGTATTGCAAAAGAAAAATTCCCTCAAATAGAATCATTAGAAACAGTACACAAAATACTAGACCCCACGCAAGTTGTAGAACTAGGTCGCCACTTACAAAATACTTGTGGTGAAGAAAGATTCATAGAAAAAGTAGATGCATATTATAGTGAGTATATTCCAGACTTACTTGACGGCGAAGAATGGATGCTACAACGATTCTTTACTATAAGAATGGTAATACCTAATCAAGGTAAGGAAGGTAGATTACTACAGTTCCATCAAGGCATTTGGGTAGGAAATGGTTTGGGTATGAGAACTGTTTGGACACCTTTTACAAAATGTTATGGCAACAACACAATGCAGATTATGGGGTGGGACGAATCAGACGAATTAACAAAAAGATGTTACGATGAAAAAATGAGTAACGATGAGTTACAGAATGAATGTGCAAAACATTGTTGGCCCGTAACACTAGAGCCAGGGCAGGCACACTTGTTCCAACAACACCATATACACGGTAACTTTAACAATGACACAGACATAACACGTTGGAGTATGGACGGTAGAGTATTACCCAAAGGCGGACACTATCACAGAAAACTTCCAGGCGGTTACTTTAGATTTATAGGTGAACGTGATGACAAACGTGATATTGACACAACTAAAAAATGGATTACTTATGCAGGTTGGAACACCAAGTGGAGCGAACACTTGCCGTTACCAATGCAACGTGCTATTATAAGTCAGTACTGCGACAAACACAATATCAAAATAAACGATTACCAATTTGAGAATGAGTATGTAGATTGGTTACCTGGTTTAGAAAAATTCATAACAGGTTATGGTATAGATGCCATTGTACTTTGCAGTATATATTGTTTACCAGATGATGCAGAACGCAGAGCAGAAATATTAAAACTTGCATTAGAACACAATGTAGAATTGCATTTTGCAAACGAACTATGCAGTCTTAGAAGTGAAAAAGATTTACAACACATACAAAAAATATTTGAATTTGTAAATGAAAACACCGCACCTAATATTACACTTGGGTATGAATAAAAGGTTGACATTTACATTAATAAAAGGTATAATAACTGATGAATAAAATATACACAAAACAAACAGATATGTTCGGCGAATTTGAATTAGAAACTAAACCTAATAATAAACTTATTAAACAAAAGTTAGTATCTTATTACAATGAAGGCACACATATTAAAATAACAACAACATCTAGAACTTTTCAAACAGTAACAGGCAGTGAACAAAACCACACTGACGTTGAGGTCTCTGAGATACTTCCTACTAATTTAAAGAAGGTTGAGGACATTTAATGAGAGACATATGGACAGAAAAGTATAGACCTAACAATGTAAACGATTATGTGTTTAGAGATGAAGCACAAAAAGTTCAAGTAAGCAGTTGGATAGAAGAAGGTGCATTACCGCACTTACTATTCAGCGGAGCACCAGGGACTGGTAAAACAACTCTAGCAAAGTTATTGCTACACAGTCTGGGGGTAGACGGTAGTGATATTTTAGAGATAAATGCCAGTAATGAAAACGGCATAGATGTTATCAGAGATAAGATAACAAACTTTGTTAGTACAATGCCTTTTGGAGAGTTCAAGTATGTATTACTTGATGAGGCAGACTATATCAGTCCCAATGGTCAGGCGGCCCTACGTGGTGTTACAGAAATGTATTACACTACTGCAAGGTTTATTTTTACTTGTAACTATCCACAAAGAATTATTCCAGCACTACACAGTAGATGTCAAGGCTTCCACATTGAGAAGTTAGATATGACTGAGTTCACTTCAAGAATAGCAACTATCTGTGTGCAGGAAAATGTTAAGATTGATTTGGAAACATTAGACACTTATGTAAATGCAACATACCCAGATATGAGAAAATGTATTAACTTGGTGCAAATGAATAGTACAACAGGCGAACTTGTTATGCCTGACAAAAGCGATACAGGACAAAGCGATTGGCATTTACAGATGGTGGACTTATTCAAAGCAAAAGAATACAAGAAAGCAAGAGAACTAATAGTAGGACAAGCAAGACCCGAAGAGTATGAGGACATATTTAGATTTATGTATCGCAACTTGGAATTATGGGGAGACACAGAAGCACAACAGATGCAGGCAGTAGTAACAATCAGAGATGGTTTAGTTAAGAGTGTTAGTTGTGCAGATCCTGAAATAAATTTATCAGCAACACTTGTAGAACTTACACAGATAGCAGAAGCATAAACTAAATATACAGTATGAAGTTCCTAGTATTGTCAGATTTGCATTTGAGAGAAACTCGCGCCGGTAAGATTAAAAATAACGGGCGTGGTGTCGGAGCATACTATGTTACTCAAGAAGCAAGAAAGATAGGCATTGATTGTTGTAACATAGACTATTTTTTAGACTGGCCCAGAGACTTATTAGTCAAATGTATTTTGTCTTATTTCAAAGACGAGAAAGAATGTTTAATTGGTTATAGCGGTAGCATTGATGCTAGTGGTACTGACTTCTATAAAGAATTAGTCAAAGAGTTACAGCAAGACATACCTCAGTTGAAAGTTATGCTAGGTGGTTTTAGAGAGCCACAAGGCGATAGTGATTGGGTAGACATATTGCTGATAGGTAGGTGTACAAACATACTGTTAGACTATCTGCAAGGCAAAGACATTAGCAAATATCAAGTGTTTGATAATCCGCCAGGGTATAAAAATCCTGCAGGAGTTATTATAGAACCTCCAGTATACAATATACTTAGAGAAGATGACTTTTGGAGTCCCAACGAATTATTAACTATAGAAACAGCATTGGGTTGTAAGTTTAATTGTAGTTTTTGCGGATATGATTACAGAAACAACAAAAACCCAACACTTAATGGGATAGATAAACTTGTTGAAACAATGCAAACAGCATACGACGTCGCTGGTATTACTAATTTCTTTTTGGCAGACGACACAATTAATGAAGTTGATGATAAACTTTTGTTACTAGGCGAAGTCAAGAAACAGTTGACGTTTGAACCTTGGTTAATGGCATTTGTTAGAATAGACATAATGGGTGCAAAGACTCACCAAATAGATTTATTAAGAGAAGCAAACATACTCAGTCATTTTTATGGTATTGAAACTTTAAATCCTAATATTACAAAAATTATTAGAAAAGGCGGCAAGCCTGAACGTAACATAGATACTATGCGGTTAGTCAAAAAAGAATTTCCAGAAGCATTTACTTATGGCAACTTTATTATAGGATTAACTGGTGACTCTGAAAAAGATATTTGGGATACCGCAAAATTAATTTGTGATGAACAACTGCTAACTGCCGGAGGTACTACTGCTTTGAGACTTTACAGCCAATTACAAAACGATGAAATCAAAAGTGAAATGGATAAAGATCCTGCCAAGTACGGATATGAAATTTTAGAACAAAAAACTATCAGTTGGGATAATATAGGATATGAAAGTGATAATTGGCAAAATGATTGGACCAATAGAACAGATGCAAGTATTTTAAATCATCAAGTAGATGCTTATTATAGAGATAACTTACCAAGCCTCTATACTGCTCACGATTATGCAATGATGAAAACACTTATACCAAATGTTCCTATACCACAATATAACCATATGATGATGTTTGCACAAGGTGTACAAAATGGTATGATGAATCAATACATCTCAAACAAGTCAAAGAGTATGCTATGAAATTTTTAGTATTATCAGACCTACATATCAAGAATACCAAAGCAGGTGATATAAAAAATAACAGCAGAGCCGTTGGTGCATACTATGTTACTCAAGAAGCAAGAAAGTTAGGTATTGATGCTACCAACATAGATTACTTCCTGTCCTGGCCCAAGGACTTACTTGTTAAATCTATGTTGACTTGGTTCGGCGATGAGGAAGAATGTTTGATTGGTTACAGTGGCAGTATTGATGCTAGTGGCAGAGACTATTACAAAGAACTTGTAGAAGAATTACAAAAAGATATACCTCAACTCAAAGTTATGTTGGGAGGATTTAGAGAACCTCAAGGTGATGAAAGTTGGGTAGATATAATGCTGATAGGCAGATGCACAAACATATTGTTAGCATATTTACAAGGCAAAGACATTAGCAACTATCGAGTATTTGAGAATCCACCTTGTTATAAAAACCCAACAGGCGTAATAATGGACGACCCTGTTTATAATGTAATAGAAGAAAACGACTTTTGGCAACCACAGGAGTTAATGACAATAGAGACTGCATTAGGGTGCAAGTTCAATTGCAGTTTTTGTGGATACGATTATAGAAACAACAAAAACCCACAACTGAATACTGTGGATAGATTGGTTGAAACAATGCAAACGGCTTATGACAAAGCAGGCATAACAAACTTCTTTTTGGCAGACGACACTATCAACGAAGAAGATGCAAAATTACAATTACTTGTAGATGCAAAACGGCAGTTGACATTTGAACCTTGGCTTATGAGTTTTGCTCGTATGGATATTATTGGTGCAAAACCTCATCAAGTAGACCTAATGAACGAATCCAGATTGCACGGATTATATTTTGGTATAGAAAGTATGAACCCTGCCGCTACCAAGATGATTCGTAAAGGTGGTAAGCCTGAAAAAAATTATGATACCTTAAGATTAGTAAAACGTGAAATGCCAGATGCTTTTACATATGGTAACTTTATTATAGGGTTAAGTGGAGACTCAGAACAATCTATTTGGCATCACGCAGAACGTATAGTAAACGAGCAACTTTTAACCAGTGCTGGTGCATTTACATTGAGATTATACAGTAAGTTAGAAAACGAAGAAATTAAAAGTGAGTTTGATAAAGATCCTGAAAAATACGGATACACTATTTTACCTGATGAACAAAACTACGAAGATTTAAAATTAGGGTATGGCAGTGACTATTGGGAAAACGAGTGGACTAATAGAAATCACTCAAGGGATATAAACTCCAAAATAAATGCCTATTTTTCAAAGAATCTAACAAGTCTTTATTCTGCACACGAAATATCCAGTATGAAAGCACTTATTCCAAATATGAAATGGGCAGAATATAACAATATGATTATGTTTGCCCAAGGCACACAGGACACAATGATGCAAAAATATATCAAAGAGAAGTCAAATTGGTTATTGACATAAGATACATTTTACTGTATAATACCAATTATGACAAACGATTTTCATCCAGACGAAATAAAGAATAGCAAACGTATTCAAAAAAGTGCTACTCCAAAACAAGACCTTAGTTGGTATGTAAAATGGACTGCCAGTTGCTTTATACTTGCAAGTATGAGCATAAGAGGTATTCCAGAACCGTCATACTTACAATTATTAGACACAGTATTAAGTCTTATAGGTGTAACAGGTTGGATGATTGTTGGTTTGTTATGGAAGGACAGAGCATTAATATTACTTAATGGTGTCGGTATTGTGTTGTTCATTAGAACACTTATCACAGAGTATATGATATAATGGAAAAGTCATTTAAGGAAGAAGTTAATAAACTTGATCCTATGAGCAAGGCTGGACGTCTTGCGATGGAACTAAATGCAGAAAGAAGTCGTCTTAAGAAAGAGATGGATGAACTGCAAGAGCAAGTTGATATATTCTCACCAAGTACCCCAACAGGCGGATTGGATAGTTATATCAAATGGTTGGCAACAACACTTGCTGTATTAGGAGTGTTTTTACAAAGTGCAGATTTTTTAACACTAGGTAAAGTTGCTTATGCTCTCAGTTCTATTGCTTGGGTATATGTCGGTCATTGTTGGAATGATAAAGCAATTATGATAGGTAGTGCAATAACAGGCACAGCAGTATTAATGAACTTAGCAGAGGTTATACGATGACTGATGTTAAGATAGGTATAATAGGAAAAGGTTTCGTAGGCGGTGCAGTAGCCAATGGGTTTAATACTGATACCGTTAAACAGTTTGTGGTGGATCCTAAAATTTCAGAGGACAACACAATTGATAAACTTGTCAATGACTTTGATCCACCACTCCTTTTTGTATGTGTGCCTACTCCACAACGTGATGAACAATACGATGTAGATGTCAGTATAGTGCAAGAAACACTCGTAGAACTGCATAATCAGTCGTATAAAGGCGTTGTTGTGATAAAGAGTACTATTACACCACATCACTTAACAACGTTTAAAAAGGACTTTAAATTGCGTATAGTTTACAATCCAGAGTTCCTCACAGAAGCAAATGCACACGATGATTTTATAAATCCAAATATGCAAGTGTTAGGTGGCAAATGGAAAGATTGTGATTTTGTTGAAAAAGTATATCATAGGCACAGCAATGTAAAAGTTGTTCCTACTTTTAAAGTAGACTTAATCACAGCAAGTCTTATTAAGTATACTATTAACAGTTGGTTAGCAACCAAAGTTATTTGGTTTAATGAATTAGCAAAATTATATGATGTAAGTGGTGCAAGAGCAAGTTGGGAACAATTTACAGATATGTTGACTAGAGATCCACGTATGGGCAACAGTCATATGAAAGTACCAGGCCCTGATGGCAAATATGGATTTGGAGGACATTGTTTTCCAAAAGACACAAAAGCATTATTGCACTATTCTAAAATGTTAAAAGCAGAACTAAAATTACTAGAAAAGGCAATCAAAACTAATAACAATTTAAGAGACGAATAATAAATATAACATCAACCAAGGAGCAAAATGGCAAAAGCAAGTAGAAGAAAGGCAAACAAATCATTAATTAACGGCAACGGAAGAAAGTGTTCTTCGACTGGTGTTGGTGGTAGAGGACGCAGAGTAAAAATTGCAATGTCTACTATGAACAAAAGTAAAAAACGCTCTATGGCAATTAATAGAGGACAAGGGAGATAACTATGCCAACAAAATTTTCAGCAACACAAAAAACAGTAGCACGTGGTACAAAAACAGTTGTTACACAAAACTTTTATATTAAGAATACTTCCAAAGAAGAATTAATAGAATATATTAACAACGGGCAAAAGCCTAAAATCAAGCAGAAATGCCGTAACGAATTAGCACGTAGGGGCATTGAAATAGTATGGGTGGATAAAAACGCCAACAGTGAATAACTTCGAAGAAATCAAAGACACGTTAGAAATATTAGAGGAAGATTTAGACAAGTACGAATTTATAATGAGTTTGTCAGATTGTCTTCCTCAGTTTGACCAAACTAGATGTACAGACGAATACAGAGTGTATGGCTGTCAAAGTAAAGTTTGGTGTTACAAAGATGAAATATCTAAACGGTTTACATTCTTTACAGAAAGCAAATTAGTAGGAGGACTACTACATATTTTGCTAGTAAGATTCCAAGATGAAAAAGTTTTTAATGAAAATGACTTTGACGTTTTTATGAGTCAATTGCCTTTTGGGAATAAGATTACTATGCAAAGACAAACAGGTTTGGAGTCTGCTTTTAAACGTATTTCACACCTATCAAGTGGTATCTAAACTCAGTACCAAAATTCACAGCAGAATGATAATTTGAAGTATTAACTTCATATGCCTTCCCAACTTCCATATGATATGACCTAACAATACTTTGTGTATTTGCTTCAGGTCTACCATTCCAAAATTGAAAGAAACATTGTTCATTTGTAACCATAGGTATATGTACTCTTATGTTTGACACATTGCCTTGATTAGGCTTTGAATCTTGATGTACATTGTATATACGTTTGCCCGGAATACACAATACTCTCCATCTGTAATACTCTGGATATTGTGAAATTAAATCTTCGTAATAAGTTCCTTTAAGACTATTGTTCAACACACTCAGTTGGGACTCTTGCACAGACAAGTCAGCAGTCTTTTGTGTGGAGTATGTCCAATCATCTTCGCCATCTAAACTGGTTATACTTACTGCTGGAAAAGGATTAGATAAATCAAACTTGTCTTCTATAAGTTTGTATGCTTCTACTATCTTATCACAGTCTATATTGTTATTGAGTTCTTTTATCATTCCCAAGTATTTAGCCACCACATAAATACTACACAATGGATTTAGAAGCAATAGCAAAAGAAATAATAAGTACAGAACCTGAGTTTAAACCATTAGGGTTTGTACATAGCCACATCAAGCAAAACAAAAGTGAGCCTTTAGTGGCTATCAAAAGTGCTGTGGATCGTATGAGCGAACTATACGACTTAGAGCAACATCAAGTACGTCCTGTAAGTGATATTATTCTACGACTTCTGTGTGATACAGACTAAGCACATCTTCTATCACAGGGTGTCGTTTAATATCTCTAGCATCAAATTCAATCAAACTAATCTTACTTGTTGCTGAACCTCTTAATCTATTACAAAAGTCTTTTAAACCATTTTGTTCAAAACCTCTGTCGTGCTGTTCTAAGTCACCAGTAACAATCATCTTACTGCCGTTACCTATTCTTGTCATAAGCATTTTAAATTGAGAAGGTGTTGCATTCTGCATCTCATCAGCAATAATAAATGTGTTTTTAAAAGTTCTACCTCTCATATATGCCAATGGTGCAACTTCTATTTTGCCCATCTCTAGCATATATTCAATTTCTTTTAGATTGAAATGTTCTTCGAACACATCGAATATTGGTCTGGTCCACGGAGCCATTTTCTCTACCAGATTGCCTGGTAAGAATCCGTGTTGCTCATCTACGGAGACTGCTGGTCTCGTAATCACTATTTTACTAACTTCCTTGGACACGAACGCCTTTATAGCACTCTTTGTCGCCAAATACGTTTTACCCGTTCCCGCAGGTCCAATTGCTAACACTATGTCTTTTGCCGTGTCTTGTATATCTGCTACTAATTTATCTTGGGTAATTGTTTTTGGTACTACTACGACATTCGCTGTCGATAATGCTACGTGGTTATAATTTTGCATACTTAAAGTATCTCCTTGGTTGTTGTTATAAAAGTTTCGAACTCTTTTTTTGAATTCTCTGTTCTTGCGTGATTTTCTGGACATAATAATCTCCTTTGTTTCGCCATAAAAAAACCGTTAAGAAAGGCGTCTCTCTTCACGGTTATTAAGAAATTTGTGTGTTTACAAACTGTAATGTAATTATTTTTCACTACAATAATATTTATTTCTTTTCCGTGTCATTTAACACTACTGTTAAAAACAGATAAATACTTATGGAGACAAAACTTATGCCTAAAGAATATAACACTTTACTATTAAACAATACTGTAAAGAACTTGCACGAAGATAACAAAATGTTAGACCTTTTAATCGAGTTTGAAGATGTATTAGATAAAATTAACCTATATGCTTACAAGAACTGGAGCAAAGGTGTAGTTGTAGAAGGACCAAACACATCTAGGTACTGGGTAGACGTTACATTGATGTATGACAAGAAGTCTATGCCAGATCCAAGTGCTGTGGAAAGACTACTGTTAAAAGATTGTAAAATCAAATGGACAGAAGATGTATTCAAATCTGCAAGACGTGTAAAAACACCTGAAGATTTTGAAACAGTTACAAGGAATGGCAGAATATTTAGAAGAAGCAAAATTGACGAAAGTCCTATTTGGTTAGTAAATATTAGAATGCCACGTAAGTTTATTGAGGACACCAAAGAAGATATCATTCAATACTCAATGAGTCAAGCCGTTGGAGCAGATGATATTCCAGCATTAGAAGATACTATAGAACCACAAGGAGATACAGGTGCCATTGGACAGTAGATATAGTTTACAACACGGTGACCTAAAAGATTTAGTAGTCCCTAAAATTAGTATTGATGAATTTAATCCTAAGACAGGCGAAGCAAAAGATGTTATTGTTACTGCTTTTTATATGTCTGAAAAAGCACCAGCAGAAGATTTAACACAGTTTATTGAAACTGGAGCATACGAAACGTTAGATGTAGAAACATCTCCAAATCCAGATGACGACGGCAATCATTTAATCTTTATTGAAATGAAAAGAGATGAAGATTTTATGGAAAAATTAAAAGGCATAGTAGAAGATGTTGAAAACTTAGTAGGGTCAAATAATTACAAAGTTAAAAGTTACTTTGCAGAAGAGTCATACAGTATCAGTGATCCAGCATTAGGCTCATTTGTTATAGTAGATCCGTCACAGTATATGACCAAAGAAGAATTTACAAAAGCACAGGAAAGTAAAAAAGTGGAAAAAGAAAAATTAGATGTAGTAAACTTTATAAAAGACAGTTATATAAACAAATTGGGAATGGAAGATAAAATTTTAGAATTTACATCTTCTAACGGTGTACAGAAATTTGATATGCTTAACTTTGGTAAAGCAGTTCTAGATGAGTATGCACAAAAACCAATCTTAGTAAACAGTATTGAAGATAACAAACTTCAGCACAGTTTGGGCAGACACTGGTCCGTTAACAAACTAAGTACAGATGTTGTGGCAATAAGTAAAACTGGTTGCGATGATATATTAACCTTGAGAAGAAGATGAGAGACACAGTACTAGAAGTTTTAACACACCATTTCGGTGATAAAACATTAGAAGATAACACAAATCTTGTAGACGAACTAAATGCAGACGAATATGATTTAGTTGAAGTCAGCATCATATTAGATGAAAAATTAAACATTTCTTTAGACGAAGAAGCAATTCTAGATATTAAGACTGTGGGCGACCTTATTAAATTAGTAGAGTCCAATGTTCAGTCAACTTAAATTAATCATAATGGGTATAGCAGTCCTTGGTGCAATGGGAGGACTTATGTATGTCAAACATTTACAATCAGAAAACGAAATTCTTACACTTAACAATGCTAAATTAGAAGGTGCTGTTGCTGAACAGAAAAAAGTTATTGAGCAACAATTAAAAGATATTGCACAAATCAGAGATATCAACAAACAACTACAAGCAAAAAATCAAAAACTCACAGCAGACTTAAACGTTGCTAATGAAAAGTTCAACAAAGTAAATGCTTCAGGTGAAAGAAGAGACATTGGTAACTTAGCAGTAAGTAAACCTAGAAGTGTAGAGATTATAGAAGGTAGAAGAGAAAAACAAAGAGCAAGGTGTTTTGAAATAGCACAAGGCTCGCCACTAACAGAGGAGGAATTAAATGCAACTAAGAAATCGCAAATTAATGCAGAATGCCCTAATATTGCCAATCCTGATTACGTTCCTTATTAGTGGATGTAGCACAACAAAAGGTCTACAAGTTATGACAACTGAAGTAGAACGTGTGAGGTTGGATTTAGACCTTCCTCCAGTTGTAGTATTAGAACAAATAGACTGGAAAGTAATTACAGAAGGTAATCAAGAACAAGTGTTTGCAGAACTTAAAAAAGCAAACATAGATCCTGTATTGTTTTCTTTAACAGATGAAGATTATGAATTGTTACAAAAGAACAATGTGCAACTTAGAAATCAAATTGTTAGACTAGTAGCACAACTCAAAGCATACAAAGAATATTACGAGCCTAAGTCACAGCAAAAAAATAGTAAAAGCGATAAGCCTTTTACAGACACAGAGTTCGAACCAGTGGACTTCAATTCTAAGAAAGATTAGTAATTTTTTAAATAAGTATAGTATATGAAATATACTAATCTGCAATTACAAAGCAAAATTAATAGACCAGGTAAAACAGGTGTTGACTGGTTTATATTCTTCTGTTTGATTAGAAATTACAAAAACGAACCAATGTGTGATGTAGGTGCTGGTGCTGGAGGTAGTACGTTTCCTATGTTGGATTTTTCAAATGATATCACAATCGTTGATAACTGGCAACAAGGATGGACCAAAGAAGCAGTACTGGATCAATTACTGGATGATGACTATAAAAAGATAACATTTGTTGATAAATCCACAGATGAATTAAAGCCAAAGGATTTAAAGAAATATAAACTTACACATTTAGATGCTGACAAAACATCAGGTGCAACACTTAATACATTAAGAAAGTTCAGCAAAATTACAGAAGAGATTATTGTAATAGACGATTATATGAACTCAGTATGGCCCGAAGTAACAGAAGGTGTTGATGCTTTTATACGTGATAATTTAAATTGGCGTAAACTTATTTTAGGTAATCATCAATTGGTATTAATTAAAAAAGGTGTAGCAGTAAATATAGATTACATACTGTTTCATTTGCCTGTAATTCAACATACCAACTATTGGGGTTTAACATATGGAGAATTTAAACCTCAAAAAATATTAGATAGTATGATTGAAAATGGCAAACTTACTTACAGTTGGCATAATGTAATGGATCAATCAGAATCATATGATTCTTGACTTTACATAGATTAGTTGCTATAATAAACCAATGGACCACTATCAAACTTTAGGCATATCTAAAAATGCCACTCCAAAGGAGATTAAACAAGCATATCGCAAACTTGCGAGTAAACACCACCCTGACAAAGGCGGCGATACTGAACAGTTCAAAAAGATTCAAGTAGCATACGACACAGTTAGTGATCCAAAGAAGAAACAAGAATACGATAACCCTAGTCCATTCGGTGGCGGAAGTAATCCTTTCAGCGATATATTCAGTGATGCATTTAGTGATATTTTTGGGGGCAGAGGTCAACAAAGAAATTATAGACAACGTTTTCAGATAACAGTACAAATAGATATACAAGAAGCATACTTAGGTTGTACTAAAACTATAAACGTAGATGGGCAAGAATTAGAACTGAATATACCACAAGGATTCCCACACGGTGCAAGTTTGAATTTTCCAGAGTTTAAGCCAGGTGGTGATTTGTTAGTACAAATTACTTATAGACGTTCAGACACTTTTGTTAGAGACGGAGATGATTTGTATGCTAGGATGAGTGTGGATGTAATAGATGCCATTTTGGGTGGTAAAATAGAAATTAGAAATTTAGATAACAAAGTTTATGAAGTCAAAGTACCAGTCGGAACACAACACGATTCCAGAATAAGATTATCTCAAAAAGGATTTGTAAATCCACAGAATGGAAGAGTAGGTGATTTGTATATCATAGTAAATATTACTATACCCAAAAACATCACTCAAGAGCAACGACAATTACTAGAACAGTATAGAAATCAGTTTAAAGAATACAAATAACAACAAGGAATTAAATAGTATTATGGAACACATAGTATCATCAGCAAGTACAGAAGCATCTAACAGAGGACACGAGTATGTCACTTTGGAACACGTTCTGTTTATACTTTTAAAAAATGAGCAAGTTAGACAGTTATGTTTAGGTGTCGGTGGAGACTTAAAAACATTAGATTCTGATATAGAAGAATATTTAAATAACACAGATTACAACGGACTTAAAAGTGAGGGCGGTAGCACAGGCACACCTAGACCCACAACATCTGTAGAAAGAGTTTTACAAAGAGCATTTACGCAAGTTGTATTCACAGGTAGAGAAGAAATTACAGAACTAGATGTATTAATCAGTTTGTGTAGTGAAAAAGAAAGCCAAGCAAGTTATTTCCTACAAGCAAATAATGTAAACAGAACAGTACTAGTAAATGCAGTTGTTAGTGAAGATGCTAACGGCGAACTAGATGGAAGTTTCCTCAAAAACTTAAATCAAGAAGTTATAGACGGCGGTGTTGATCCGCTAATTGGCAGACACGAAGAAGTCAGAGAAGTAGTAGAAGTACTTGCTAGACGTAAGAAAAATAATTGTGTGTTAGTTGGAGAACCAGGCACAGGTAAAACTGCTATTGCAGAAGGTATTGCTTACAGAATTGTAAACAAGGATATACCTGAAGCATTACAAGGCAAACAAGTTTACAATTTAGACATTGGCTCAATGGTTGCTGGTACTAAGTTTAGAGGCGACTTTGAAGAACGTATGAAGAATGTGCTGGAAGGATTAGAAGGCAGAGATGATGTCATATTGTTTATAGATGAGATACATCAGATTATGGGTGCCGGTAGTGCAGGAAGTAGCAGTTTAGATGTTGCTAATATTTTAAAGCCAGTTCTGGGCAAAGGCAAACTTCAAACTATTGGTGCAACTACTCCAGATGAATTTGCAAACAGTTTTGAAAAAGACAGAGCATTAATGCGTAGATTCCAAAGATTAGAAGTTGAAGCAATGAATATTTCAGACACCATTGAAGTGTGTAAAGGATTGCAACCTCTCTTTGAAGACTACCACGGTGTGATGTATGATGAAGGCACTATAGAAAAGATTGTTACTTTGTCAGAACAATATATCAAAAACAAAGCATTGCCAGACAAAGCAATTGATGTACTAGACCAAGCAGGTGCAGTTAGTAAATTAGATAAAGTACCTAATGTGTCTATGGAAAATGTATTTCAGCAAGTTGCTAAAATATCAAAAGTAAGTAAAGATATGTTAGATGTATCACAGAAAGACAGTTATAAAACATTAGATGCTAGAATAAAAGACAAAGTGTTTGGACAAGATGATGCAATAGATAAGATGGTAGAAAGCATACTTGTTAGCAAAGCAGGACTAAGGGAACACGATAAACCCATTGGTAGTTTCTTATTAGTAGGCCCAACTGGTGTTGGTAAAACAGAAACAGCAAAACGACTTTCAGAGTGTCTAGATGTTGAGTTGGTAAGATTTGATATGTCAGAGTATATGGAAAGGCATAGTGTAAGTAAATTGATTGGTGCTCCTCCTGGTTATGTAGGACACGCAGAAGGCGAACTAGGACAAGGACTGTTATTATCAGAAGTTGAGAAACACCCTAACTGTATTTTACTACTAGACGAAGTAGAAAAAGCCGCACCAGAAGTATTAAATGTGTTGTTACAAATAATGGACGACGGTAGACTTACAGGTAGTACAGGTAAAACAGTTTCCTTTAATAATGCGATATTGCTAATGACAAGTAACTTAGGTGCCGCTGATGCAGAAAAACTCAAAGTAGGTTTCGGAGAACAAAAGAAGAAAGATACAGATGTCAAAGCAGTTAAAACTTTCTTTACTCCAGAGTTTAGAAACAGAATAGATTCAGTAGTCAAGTTTAATAAACTGGGTATGGATCAAATGTATATGATTATAGACAGGCTTATAGATGAAACAAATGAACTGCTACAGGGCAACGATAAAGACATTAGAATTGTGTTTACTCCACTTGCTACAGAAGAACTAGCCAAAGCAGGATACGAGCCTACAATGGGTGCTAGACCCCTTAAAAGAGTGTTCGAAGAGAAGGTTAAGAAGCCTTTAAGTAAAAAGATTATTTACGAAGAAGCAGAACACAAAGACTTTGTCATAGATTATAAAGACGGAGATTTTGTAATTGGCTAATCAAATTAAAGCATTAGGATTTGTGTTACACTCTATTCCAGTAGAGCCTATGTACAAAAAAGAGTATGGGCATTACCCATATAAAGTTATTATAGACGGCAGTAGAATTATAATAAACAGTATTACAGGCGAGGAAGAAGGAGACTATGATTCATTTATGCACGACAACGAGGACCATACGTTAACCACTATACATCACAAAATTGCTAAATTCTTAGGTGAAGTGAGACACGCAAATAATGATTACTGGTTTACACACAGACACGATGTTTTTAGACAACGTTGGGAAAAAGACAGAACTATTTGGTTTACTGATGCCGACCACCTTAAAGATTTTGTGGAACAGTTCCACAGGTTCGTTAAACGTATTTGTGGACCCAGAGAAGATTTAGAAGCAGAAGTATTACAAGATACCGAGGTTGCACTACGTCCTAACCTATGGTTGAATAAATATAGATATAAAATAGAATTTACACCAGAATATTATGCTAAACGTACAGATTTATCTGAACAGAGCAAACAAAAATTCAAGTCACTGCTTAATAGATTAGGTGGTAGATGTGGTAAAAAAGAATACTTCACTGACACATATAGAGGTTGGCGAACAAAAAGAATTCTGTATGTGAATGATAAAAAAGATTTAGGGATAGTTACTTTGAGTTTAGGCGGAAAAGTAAAGTCAGTAACAAAGGCAGTCCTTTACGAAGATTTTAAGGAGAAATAATGTTTTTTAGAAAAGATACAAAACTGGATAGAGAAGCAGTTTTTGAACAATTAAAAATAGATGAAGGAGTAGTAAATGAAGTATACTTGGATCACCTCGGATATCCAACATTTGGTGTTGGGCATTTGGTATTAGAATCAGATCCTGAATATGGACAAGAAGTTGGTACACCTGTGGACGAAGACAGAGTTAAAGAATGCTTTGAAAAAGATTTAGACACAGCAATAGCAGAATGCGAACTATTATACGAAGAAGGTGTATTTGGAGATTTACCAGACGAAGTACAACAAATCCTAGTCAATATGATGTTCAATATGGGCAGAACACGTTTAAGTAAATTTAAGAAAATGCACGCCGCAATCATTGAAGAAGATTGGAATACAGCCGCAGTAGAAGGCAGAGATAGCCGTTGGCACAAACAGGTAACTAACCGTGCTGAACGTTTAATGGAACGTCTCGAGAAAGTATAAGTTAGATAAATACTTGTATGCCAGCACGATATTCAGTAGAAATTTTAGAAAACACCAATTCAGAAATGAATAAAACCGGTGAGAAAGTAAAAGCAGATAGTTATTACGGCTATACTGACGGTATTCACACCGTTGCAGTCAACTACTCCGCTTTTAGAGGCGTACTAAAAATTCAAGGCACATTAAGTTTAAATCCTGCAGAAACAGATTGGTTTACAATTAGAGAAATAACTAAACCTGTTTCAGGAACAACTGGAGTTACACTTTCTGAAGCATACACGTTCACAGGTAACTATGTTTACCTTAGAGTTATAATGGATCGTTCAGCACTTGGCGATGGCAGTACATATGACTCTAGTTATGGTGCAATTGGCAGGGTCCTACTGAACAATTAAAAAATTTCCTTTAAAGCATTAGATGATAAATAGTTATTAAGTATTACTATAGGATTTTTTTATGCCAAATATTACAGGAGACCAATTAACCTTTAATATAGATAGTATCTCGGATAACCAGATACTAGTATATGACGGGTCATCAGGCATTTTTGTTGCTCAAGACAGTTTAAGTTCAAACGCAAATGCGGCAGTGGCTAGTGCCAGCAACGTAGGAGCATCAGGAGTTGGCGTCTTTAAAGAAAAAGACGGCTCAGTTCTTAAATTTAAAAACATTGCACCAGGCACAAATACCACAGTAACAGAAGATGTAGCAAATGGCTTAATCAAAGTTAATGCCACACAATATTCACCCACTGCTCCTTTTCAACTACACAATAATAACGGAAACGTATTTGTAGCACAAGGACAAAACTACGGAGCAAATGCCAATGTTGCAGGGTTTATAGGTGTGCAAAGCAGTAACAGTTACGGCACTTATAGTGATTCAACAACCTTTGACGGACACACAAGATTCAGATTAGGTTCAAACGATTTAGTTGATGTTGAATTAACATCAGCACACGGACTTATATTATCCACAGCACAAAATTCAGATGGACATATCCAACTAAGAAGTAATACTAATATTGAATTTTATGCTCAAGGCAGTTTAACAACAAATCCAGACTTAGAAATTACAGGTGCTGGTGCATTAAAAATTGGTAACAGTTTTACAATGCCAACAGCAGACGGTACAAGTGACCAAGTACTTTCAACATATGGTAACGGTGTTGTACATTGGAAAACTATCACAGTACCTAGTTTTACAGAATCAAGCATATTAGCAAAAACTGTTAGACTTGACCAAACAAGTGTACCTACAGTAACAAACAGTTACGATATAGGTTCAACCACAAGACAATTTTATGAAGTACACGCAAACTACTTCAAAGGACAGGCTGACACAGCCATCCAAATATATAACAACACTAACGGTACAGTATTAGATGACAGTTACATTTTAGGATTGGCAACAAATTCCAGTAACCTAAGTGGTCTAACTGATGCCGGAGTGGCAAGAACAAATTTAGGTGTCTATAGTAAAGCAGAAGCAAACGCATTAGTGAGTGGGGCAACACAAACTAATTCATTTGTAAGACTTACAGACGGCACAAACACGGCGTCCGCGGCAAACACAAATGATGTGTTTACAATTACAGGCGGAAATGATATCACAGCAACAATAAATGCTGGAACTAAAACACTAACAATTGATAGTACTGCTACACCGCAGAATGCGTTCAAACACGTTTTTGTAAGTGGACAAAATACTATTAGTGCAGACAGTAGTGCAGACGGACTTACATTTGCGGCAGGCTCAGGTATACAAATTACAACCGATGAAGGAACTGACACTATCACAATCACCAACTCAGGTGGTGGCGGTGGCGGTGGAGCCACTGAAGCATTTAAAAATATTGCTGTAAGTGGACAAACCACAATCGTTGCAGATGCATCAGCAGACACAGTAACATTTGTTGCTGGTACTGGTATGACAATTACCACAGACGATGCAAACGATAGTGTTACATTTAACAGTTCAGGCAGTTTTACAACTTCAGATGTAGATGCACATTTAAATCAAAGTAACCCAACAAGCGGTTATGTATTAAGTTGGAACGGCAGTGACTATGCTTGGGTAAGTAACGCAGGGTACACAGATGCAGATGTCGATACTCATTTAAACCAAAGTGGTGCAAGTGCTAGTCAAGTATTAAGTTGGAATGGGAGTGATTACGCCTGGGTTGCACAATCAGGTGGAGTAGCATTAACAGATTTAAGTGTTACTACAGCAAGTGCAAGTGGCGGCGGAACTTTATCATACAATAACAGTACTGGTGCATTTACTTTTGCTCCAGCAGACTTAACAGGATATCAAACAACAGCAGGATTAGATGCAGGTATTAATACACATCTAAATCAAAGTACTGCGGCATCAGGCGAAGTATTAAGTTGGAATGGATCTGACTATGATTGGATAGCACAAACAGATGCTCAGGCTTTAACATATGATTCAGGCACAGGTAACCTTTCTATCTCAGGTGGTAATACAGTTGATTTAAGCAGTTTATTAGATAATGTTGATGCTCAGGTTTTATCAATTAGTGGAAACACTATTAGCCTAACAGGACAAAGTGGTAATGTAGATTTAACAAGTTTATTAGTAGCAGGTAATTATGATAATGCAGATGTAGACGCACACCTTAACCAAAGTAATCCAACTTCAGGATATGTATTAAGTTGGAACGGCTCAGATTATGCTTGGGTAGACAATGCTGGATTTACAAATACAGATGTTGATAGTCACTTAAACCAAAGTAATCCAACTTCAGGATATGTATTAAGTTGGAATGGCAGTGATTACGCCTGGGTTGCACAAACATCAAGTTATGGCGATAGTGATGTTGGAACTTATTTAACAGCACAAGGATTTGATACAAAAACAAATATTATTGCAGAAATAACAGATAGTGCGCCAGCAACATTAGATACATTAAACGAATTAGCGGCGGCGTTAGGCGATGATCCTAACTTTGCTACAACAACAACTACATCTTTAGGAAATAGATTAAGAATAGATGTAAACAATCAAAATTTAAGCACTTCTGAAAAGTCTAATGCAGTTACCAATTTAGGATTACACACAGTAGCATCAAGTGGTGCGTACAGTGATTTATCAGGTACACCTACATTAGCCACAGTGGCAACAAGTGGTGTATTTACAGATTTAACAAGCAGACCTACTATAACATTAAGTGGTAACGACTTAACATACGATGGCACAACAATTGACTTAACAAGTGTTGGTGCAACTGGTCCACAAGGTAATACAGGTGCTCAAGGACCGCAAGGTGCTCAAGGTGATACAGGTGACACTGGTACAACAGGTATAGGCATTACATCAACAGCATTGGTAAGCAGTAATTTAACTATAACATATTCAAACAGTTCTGTACAAGATTTAGGAAACGTTAGAGGACCAGTAGGCCCACAAGGTATTCAAGGACCACAGGGTAATGTAGGTGCAACTGGACCAGCAGGGTCAAATGGTAGTGACGGAGCCGATGGTGCAGATAGTACTGTAGCAGGACCACAAGGACCACAAGGTGCAACTGGTGTTAGTGTAAGTAGTGCGGCATTATCAGGCGACAATTTAACTTTAACACTAAGTAACTCAACAGTACTTACAGCAGGTAATGTTAGAGGCCCAGTAGGACCAACAGGTGCTCAAGGACCACAAGGTGATGCAGGTAATGATGGAGCCGCAGGTGCAGTAGACCAAACATTAAGTGCAAGTGGTAACGTTATTACAATTAGTGGTAACAACGACACAGTAGATTTAACTACTATGTTGGCACCATACAGCAAAACAGATACTGATGCACAAGACTTAACAATAAGTGGCAACGTAATCAGTTTAACAGGACAATCAGGTAATGTTGACTTAACAAGTTTATTAGTAGCAGGTAATTACGATAATGCAGACGTAGACGCACATTTAAATCAAAGTAATCCAACAAGTGGGTATGTATTAAGTTGGAATGGATCTGACTACGCCTGGGTAGCACAGTCAGGTGGCGGTGGTAGTATGTCTGATGTAGTAGATGATACTAGTCCGCAACTAGGTGGAGCATTAGATGTTAATGGACAAGACATTGTTTCCACAAGTAACGGCGATATAGATTTAGATCCAAACGGATCAGGTGTTGTAGTATTCAAAGGTAATGCTACAAAAGGTGCAGGACAGTTTAAATTAAATTGTGAGAATAACTCACACGGTATAACAATTAAAGGACCACCACATAGTGCGGCGGCAAGTTATACTTTAACATTACCAAACAATGATGGTGATGCAGACCAAGTTTTAAAAACAGACGGTAGTGGCGGACTAAGTTGGGTTGACCAATCTGGTGGCGGCGGTGGTAGTGTTACCAGAGCAACACATTGGGAAGAATTTAGAGTAGATTATGATTCAGGTGATAATAGTGTGTCGGGTAACGCAAACGTTTCTGCAGGTATTAGCAGTATTATTTTTAGTGGATATGATGCTACTATAGACTTTACAGGTTATGACCAACCACCACTAAGTATTGTATTATATGGTTACGATGCTCAGAACAACAAGTATTATGTTACTCATTGTGACCAAAACAACAGAGCCCAAGTGGCAGGTAACGGATCAGCAGGATCTCCTACAGCATTCACAGACTTCAGCAGTACGACTATTACAGTTAATGTAAATCTAACCAATACAGGTGGACAACGTGATCCAGGTGGCTTTGGGCAACCAGCAGTTGCTTCGCATACTTGGGTTAGATTTATAATGGGCGACTAAGCGAATGACGTATAAGACTAGCGGAATAGGATTAAACATACCCCCAAAAGTACTAAGTGTATCAGTAACTAATGTAACTGGTACAACTTATTGGCCTCACAATGATGGTGCAGGAGATAGATGGTGGGAAAGTGGTAGTTCTCCCAAGTTTTATAAATGGACAGTCACAATGACTGTTACAGCAACCGCACACGGTTCTCACTTAACCAGAGATGATTTTCAATATAATGGATTAGATGTCACCGTTGGTGATTGGATAGCAGACGTTACAGGTGGTAAGTGTTTAAAAATTGTTGGTATTAGTTCAAAGACATCAAGTGCAGTTACTTGTGAAGTTGAAGACTGGTTAAGGTACAATACATTTAACAGTTCAGGTGGAACTGGAGTATTTGGTAACGGTGATGCCGTTGTGTTCAATATCAACGAAGATGGTTTACCTATGTTAGATCCATTTCCAGACACTATAGCAAGTTACAGTTTTTACCCAAATGTAATGGGAAGATTCCAATACCTAAATCCACAACACAATTACGTTTTAGACAAAACAGCACACGGCTTTGCAAAATCAGATGTGATTGCAGTAGCAAATGACGGATCATATGTTAAAGCAAACAGTTTGAATTTAAGTAAAACATTTGGTATAGTTACAGAGGCAGGCCCAGGACCTAATCAGTTTATTGTACAACCGTTTAACAAAGTTGTTGACTTCAATCCAGCATTACCAGGTACCGCAGGTAGTTACATTTACGCAGACACAGACGGAGATTTAACTACTACAGATACAGGTAAAGTTGTATTCTTAAAAATTAAAGATGCTGTATCTAGTTCAGCAATAGGCTCAGTTGGTAATCCTACTTTAAGTGGTTCGGCTAATGTAGCCGTGAACAATATAGATATTACTTTTAGCACAGGTGCTAATATTACTACAATTCAAAGTGGACTTAATGCCCAAACATCAGCGACAAGTGTAGTAGCAAGTACAGTAGTTGATGCAACAACTGTTACGGCTTCGACTGGTGCAAGTGGGTTGAGTTATGGTGTTATTGGTAGTTATGTTGACGGTGGATCGGCTCCACAAGCCAACATATCAAGTGGCAGTGGTAATACCACAATAACATTTACTACTACAACAGCGGGTCAAGCCGCAAGTTTTACAGGTATTGCACTAGCAGAAGATTTCGTTACAGACATCAATGCCGCAAATATACCTAATCTAACAGCAACAGCAATTGGCTCAGGCTCAGGAGCAAGTTTCAGTCTCACAGAAGCAAACGGTAATGCAATAAACATTTATCCTATTACTAGTGATAAAAATGGTAATCCGTTTGTGGGTGGCTCTGCTAATACTTCAGGTATAGTTGCTACCACATCAGCCAGTACTGCTCAGAAACTAAAACTTACTAGAGCAGACGGTGGAGAGATTTTACTGTTTGATAACAGTGGTGCATTCACAGGCGACGTCGGTATATTCAGTTCGCACACAGGATCTTATCCTATAGCAGTAAACATAGAGCAAGGTATACGTCAAGCAACAGTTACAGTTTACAACAACATTACTGCCAGAGACGCGGCAGGCACAGCCGCAACAGGTGACCAGGCTTATGTGTTAGACAACGGTGTCGGTGAGTGGGCATTGTATTTGTATGATGGAAGTGGTTGGGTTAAGATATCCGATGAGGATAGTGCTAATACGGACGCACAGACGCTCACTACAACGTTTACAGCACCAATAGGAGGTTTTGGTACTAGTAGCACATCTGACTTAGGTAATATATCACCAGGCGGTAAAATACAGAGTGTTAGTGTAGAAGTACACACCATATTTACAGGACAATCAGGCGGAACACCTATTATAGAAGTAGGCACAACAGGAGATCCAGACTTGATTGCAGGTGCTAATGAGTTCGACTTAGAAGAAGCAGGAACGTTCTTAGCAAATCCAGAATACTTGTATCCAACAGGCGAAACAGACGAATTACAACTCAAAGCAAAATGTAGTCACTTCAATGCAACAGGCGGAAATGTTACAGTCAAAGTAACGTATATCTAAAGCGGTATCACGCAATTATCCTAAAATAAGATAAATATTAAGAACAATACACAGACACAAGATTAGTTTAACTAATACTATATAGTAAAATTAAAATTTAACCTTACAGAAGGTAAAAGACAACAACAATTAATTGGAGAAAATAAAATGGCCGATGTCAAGAATTTTGGATTAAAAGGAATCGGTGATGACGTACAATTAGGTAAAAGTGGTGGTAGAACGAAATGGTCAAGTGGTAACACTAGATTTGAATTCTATGAGTCAGACGGATCAACATTAGCGGCAGTTAGAGCGGCTAACGTAGACGTCCAAGGTACACTTTTATCAGATGATATCACAGCGAGTGCAATTAGCATTTCAGGTGATGCGACAATCACAGGTGACCTAACAGTCAATGGTAGTACAACTACTGTCTCTTCAACTAACACAACTATTGCAGACTCGTTACTAGAACTAGGAACGGGCACAACTGGTACGCCAGCAAACGACGTAGGTTTAGTAATCGAACGTGGTGATAGCAATAACGTGTTTATTGGATGGGACGAATCAGAAGATAGAGTTAGAGCGGCAACAGGAACTTTCACAGGTTCTAGTACAGGTGCTTTAACAATGGCAGTCGCTGACTTTGAAGCGGCAGACATTAAAGGTACAGCATTTAACGATGGTACCATAGCAGTTACTTGGGCAGATGAGGACGATATGTCTTCTGACTCAGCAACTAAAGTACCAACACAGCAATCAGTAAAAGCATATGTTGATACAGCGAATACAAACTTAAAAGCATACGTCGATGGCTTAGATATGGACGATGATTTAGGTATAGCAGGTGACAGTGGAACTGGCACAGTAAACTTAGACTCACAGTCTATTACTGTAGCAGGTGATACTGGTATTACTACTTCAGCATCAGGACAGACAATTACTGTCGATCTTGATGACACAGCAGTAACTCCAGCGAGTTATGGTAGCACAACTGCTATCCCAACATTTACAGTTGACCAACAAGGACGTTTAACAGCGGCTGGCGAAGCGGCTATTAGCACAACTTGGACAGTAAGTGATGGCTCGACTACATCAGCAATTGATGCCGGTGATACATTAGTTATCGCAGGTGGAACAAACATTACTTCAACAGTAAGTGGCGACCAAGCAACATTAAGTCTAGATGCAACCTTAACTGGTTTAACTAGTGTTACTTCAGCAACTTTAACAGACGGTAACGGTGCTACAATCACAGGTGGTGATTTTGCAGGTGTTGACGTAACTGCATCAGGTGTTGTATCATTTGGTACATTAACTGACAGTGGTGAAAGTATTGCAGTAACTAAGTTTGTTGATGAAGCAGACGGAATTAGTAACAACGATAATGATACAACTATCCCAACTTCAGCGGCAGTTGTAGATTACGTTGCCAATAATGCTGGTGATGGACTTTTATTAAGAGCAAGTTTCACAGCAAACAGCAGTGACGCAACTTTTAATATTGGTACAGTTCCTAACGTATCAGGAAGAACTTATTACGCAAGTAGAGTTATCCTTAACGTTGCAACAGCAGTAAGTGGTGGATCAGTAGCAGGTATGTTGGTTAAAGACAATGCAGGTGCTGGTAACACATTAGCGGCGGCAACAGAAAATGATGTTGCAGTTGGTACATACGTTATCGATATTGATTACTCTGCGGCATTAACTAAGAACGCGGCGATTCAAGTTGCATTTGTTCAAGCAAATGGTTCAACAGCGGCTACACCAACAGGTGGAGTTGTGAACGCACAAGTAGAATACAAATTTGTATAATACTTAGTTAGTACATAAAGTAAAAACTTAAAAGCACTCTTCGGAGTGCTTTTTTTTGATAAATATTTGTGTAACGCAAGTTACATCGTTCATTCACTCTAAATGTAGCAGTGAACGGAAGTAGTCGTTAGACGAAGGAACGCATCTTCGTTCATCCTTAACAGGACGGAAGTAGGTGATAATACCGAAGGAACGCATCTCACATAGGAGATGTTAAATGACTAAGTATCAGGAAACAGCACAACTCAAACGTGCTATTAAACGAACTCTTAAGAATAAAAAAATTGTAGCAAGGTTGTATCAATTCCCTCACGTTGAAAAACAAAAGAGAAATGATAGCGAATTGCCACTGTATATAACAGACAATCCGTTTTATCCTTAAGGCAATAAAGGGAGCATTTGCTCCCTTTTTATTAGTATTTTTTTACTAGAATGCTTTATTGACAACGTTATCAAAACGTCCTGCCATTAATAGTTTGTCTAGTTTTGTGAAGTAATCAGATGCCGTGTGGGTTAATCTGGCTACTATTCCTAATGGATTCGCCATAATATTCTCCTGTATTTGGTACACAATGCAACAGTTTAACAATTACTTTATCCCAATGGGACCTGTAACGTTTGTGTTAAATTAATGTTACAATCGTGTTACAAAAGTATTTATACAAATTGGGCCAAAAACACTTGACTTTTTTGAATATATCTGTATAATTAGTAATGTAGGTAGGTAAATTATGACGAATAAAGATAAAATTATATTAACAGACTGCGATGGTGTGGTCTTAGATTGGGAAGAAGGTTTCTCAGTTTGGATGGAACATCACGGACATTCAACTGTTGAAGGCTATAAAACTATGTATAATGTTGGTGACCGTTATGGTATCAGCAAAGAGCAAGGTTCCCAAATGGTAAAAGTGTTTAACGAAAGTGCGGCAATAGGGTTCCTCCCTCCACTTAGAGATGCACAGTACTTTGTTAAGAAGTTGCACGAGCAACATCAGTATAAGTTTATAGCAATTACTAGTTTGAGTTTAGATCCTTATGCAAAAGAACTAAGAGAAAGAAATCTCAAAAAACTGTTTGGAGATGCTTTTATTGAAGTGGTGTGTTTAGATACAGGTGCAGATAAAGATGAAATACTTGCAGAATATGGTGCAAAGTATAAAGGCAACTACTGGATAGAAGACAAGCCAGAGAATCTTAATGCTGGAATAGACGCAGGTTTAAATGGTATTTTGATAGAACACGGACACAATATGGACTACACAGGTAATGCAAATGTAGTTGTTAATTGGCAAGAAATTTATAACTTAATCAC